CTCTGAGCGTTCTAAATGTAACACCGGTTTCCTTGCACAGAACGGCTTTGCACATAGGACTCGTTTCGGAAATATGCTTTCGCCATTCGTCTGTCAATTGTCTGCCGGCACGTTGCTTATGCCATATGGCCTTCGTTTCCTCGGATGCGTGTTTGCCATAATTCGGGTTCTTCTCTCCTCGGAAGTTGCGCGATGCAAGCATCTTCTTCGCATACTGGCGCCGATCCTCTGGTGACATGGCCGCCCAGAACTCACGCATTCTCTTTGATGTCAAAGCACCGCTCTTTTTGTTCCGCTCAGCAATTTTGTTCCTGCCATCTTGGCACATCTTTTTCTGAATCTCAGACATATTTGCCCGTTGCTGTGGTGTCCTTTTGGAGCCAACATTAGCTTTAGATCCAGGAGCTCCAAAGCCGCCATCTGTTTCGTTGTACCCATATGGCGCACGAGTGCCAAGCACCGAGATTAGCATTCTTTCGGCAAGCGCAGCCTCTTCTTTTGACATGCCGTCACAAATAACTTCGTGGGAAAAGTTCTCCCAGCCATACTTGAGGATTGCCCGGCAGAAATAAACGTTGTTTGCGTAGTTCTTAGCACCATGCTGCCACCGCTTCTCTGCAGGCTCTTGCCTTGTGATTCCGACATATTGCCTTCCGGAAGGGGAAGTATGCACATACAGCTTGTAGTTTTCTTCTGCCATCAGCCATTCACCTCCCAGTCTGTCAGATCGTCGCCCCTCATCACGTCGATGACGATGTGCGGCTCTTTTTTGTCCACCTGGAACCAGTCGATGAACCCCGAGATGTAGTCCCAGCCGTCGTCCCGGATGACCTCCATCTGGACCATGGCGTCCTGCACCACCTTGTGCGCGAAGCCGGCCACATTGTCGTGGTCTCTGCGCTTGTTCGCCTCGTAGAACTTATACCCGAGGAAGACCGGCTCCTCGAACTTCAGGCCGCGCCACTGCCGCCGGATCTCATGGCACACCAGCGTCTGCCATTCGTGCTTCATTTTGGCCGCCATGTAGCGGTTGGACCGTTCGGCGGCTATATAGTCGTTCAGCCCCGGCATCCGGCCGTGGATGATCAGCCTACCCAGTAGTACCGCTTCCACCGCTTCACCACCTTGCCTTTCTCGTCGTACTTGTAGATCCACTGGGAGTCGATGGGCTCCCCGGCTTCCCTGAGATCTCTGATCCGTCTCGTGTACGACATCGCGCCGAACATGTTGATCATGTCCATGCCGGTCATCCCCATCGGGTTCCGTTTGAGCTCGCGCAAGATGGCCTTGTTTTGTGAGTTAGTATCCATACCCTTCCCCCTTCCACGTTTGTTTCATGTGCTCCAGCTCGTCCGGCGTCAGCGTCTCGATCCCGAGCGCCTGCGCCTCGTCAACGGTGTGATCTATCAGGCGGGACATCTCCTCCGTGTCATAGCCGGAGGAGCCCATGTAGCACCTGACCACCGCCCGGCCCTCGTCCTCCCCGAGGACCTCGGTGTAACGGTAGACCCTCTGCAACATTGGCACGGCTTCCGCTTTCACTTCCAGATCCGTGAACTGGCCGGCCTCCCGGAGCATCAGGAGGTAAACGGCCTCTTTGGTGCTCCGAATCCGCTCGGCGATCTTCTGGCATAGCACCCAAAAGTAGGCGTTTGCCGAGAGTGTTCGCCGCTCCCGCCAGTGCTTGACCTCGATGGCCAGCGGACCGGTGAGGGAGTCGAGCTGCTCTGTGTCGACCCCCTCGACCTCAAAGGTCAGCCTCAGCCGCCGGTCTCTTGTCCACGACTCGCCGCAGAAGGTCCCTTTTGCCCTCAAGCGAAGGGCAGGCCCGCGTCGTCTGCCCCGTCGGGAACAGCCAGAAAGTCATCCGGAGCCGGTGCCGGCGCGGGTGCACTCTCACGCTTGGCGTCCGCGAACTCCTGGGAGTTGACGATCACGTCCGTGGTGTAGACGGTCTGGCCATCGCGGTTCTTGTAGGATCCCGTCTGGATGCGGCCTTCCACCAAGACCCTCATGCCCTGGTGGAAGTAGCTCTCGGCGAACGTGGCGGCGCGGTCGAAGGCCACGCACGGGATGAAGTCCGCCGTCTGCTGGTTCTGCTGGTCCTGCTTGACGCGGCGGTCAACGGCGAGCGTGTAGCGGGCGATCTTCATGCCCGACTGGGTGGTTGTGATGGCGGGCTCCTTGGTCAGGCGGCCCATGATGATGGCAGTGTTCATTTCTTCTTCCTCCGATCCTTGCAGGCTTTGATCTTGTCGAGCGCGTCGGCGTACTCCTCAGCGGTCAGGTCTTCGATTCTCTCCTTGCCGTAGTGGTGCAGCATCTTCTCCTCAGTCTGGCCGATCTGCTGCATCGCCGTCCTCAGCACGGTGATCTGCGGCTGTTCGATGGTCACAGAGGCCAGAGGAGGCGCGGCAGGCGATGGCGCAGGCGTTTTGGTGGCCGTCCTAGTGTTATTCCCCATCCGAGAGGCTTCAGGCGTCTCCGCAGGCCTGCGTCCCCCCTGCGTCTGGTTCTGGATGGCGTTCTGCACCTCCTCGTAGGAGGCGATGGACGTGTCGATGCCCAGGCCGGCAAAGCCGAGCGCCCGGCCGACCGCTGACGTCTCGCAGTTCTCGATGTAGCTGGTCTTGTTGATGAAGCTCGACGCCTCGCACTCGTAGGCCGTGCCGGTGCCGAGCGGGAAGTCTCCCACGCCCACTTCCGCGCGGAAGATGCAGATCCGCTTCCCGGGTTCGCCTTCGTTGGCCAGCATCTCCGTCCGGATCCATCCGGTCGGGTACAGCATCCGGAAGGCTTTGACGCGCTGCGGAACTTCGGCGTACTCCTTCCCCTTGATGTCGGTGGTCTTGATGGCCTCGTTGGCCTTTCTGATATCTTCGTATGTCATCGCTCACCTCACTTGATGATCATGCTCTGGCCTTCGACCAGTCTGGCGCCAGGGACTTCCCCGCTCTTCAGCGCCTTGGTCAGCGCAGCCTTGTCAAAAGAGACCGTGGTCTTGACGTAGTCCTCCGGGATGGCCCACTCGTCGGTGATCTCGCAAGATGTGGTCTTGCGATAGCTGACGGCCACCCGGGCGGTCTTGAACTTCTCGCCGGCGAGCCGGCCCTTGATGAACTCGGTCAGGCTGTCGGCTTTCTTCTCCAGCTGGTGCCGGCGGTCGGCGAGGGTCTTCTCCTCGTTCCGTATGGCCTCGGCCTCTGCCTTCATCCCCTTGATGGCCAGCAGGACTCCCTCGGTCTTCTGCTCCCGCGCGATCTCCAGCGAGTCCAGATAAGCCTCGGCTTCCTCGTTGATCACGCCGTCTTCATCCACCAGCTCAGCCAGTGCGGCGTCAATCATTTCGTCGATCTCGTAAAACTTCATTTTTGTCTCCCTTCGTGATATACTCGGGGTGCTGATACGGATAGGGATATCCAAGCACCCCCGGCTCGGTTCGTGCGCCAACACGGCCGGGCCTTTTTATTTCCTGAACTCGTTCGCCTTGGCCAGAACCGTGCCGGCATAGTCCTCGCCGGTCACATTCAGGTCGCCGTAGCGGTAGACCGTCAGCATCTGCCGATAGTTCGGATACGTCTCACGGATCTCGGCCAGATAGTCGCAGGCCACATAGATCTCCTGCCACTCGTTGAACAGGTCCGTCACGCCCAGGCGCTGGATGCGCTCCTCGTGCCATCTTCGCTTGATCTGCAGGATCCCGAAGCTCTGGCCATGGTCACCCACTGCGTCCGGAGTGAACCGGGACTCCTGCCACATCATCGCGAACAGGATGGCCGGGTCGAGCATGTAGCTCTCGCAGACCTCGCACACGTGGCTGACATACTCGGGATCCATCGGGACGGCGTCGACGTCAATCCCGTACATCTCGGCCGTCGTCTCCACCACCGGCTCGGCCGGATCGTGCTCCGGCTCGGTGACCAGCAGCAGGCCCGTCAGGATCAGCAGCGGCATCGCGTTCATTCCTCTCCTCCCTTCTCGAGTTCCTTAATCCGTTTCAGCGCCAGCGACCGCGAGGATCTCCGGTCCTCAAAGGTCTGCTCTCCGGTGAAGGCGTCGGTCATCGGGCCTTCGTAAACGTACCAGTGCATCGTCCTCCACTCCTTGTGCGGCTTCGGCCAGGAATAAGACTGGTACACCTCCTCGACGATGAAGATCGTCGTATGGATGTGCGTGGTCCACCAGCGCCTGCCGGTGATGCGGTCTTCTTTCCAGAGCACCCACCGGCTGAAATACTCGCTCTCGGAGTCCTTGAACGCGTCAAGGAACGCCAGCCGGTCGTCGTCATTTCTGAACATTTTCGCCATTAGTTTCCTCCTCTCGCAGGAACCACTCACGCAGCTCCCGCCTCTCGTCTTTGCTCACCCTCGTGGCCCACACAAGGGTGATAAGGATCCCGCTGATGTACCCATCCACGAAGTCCTCCATCCGCTGGTCACCTTCCCGGCGGTTCTTCAGCAGATCCTCGCGGCAGCGCTCCAGCACGGCCAGCATGGGCGGCGGCAGAACGCTCAGGTCCGGCGTCTTCATGCCCGCCTCCATTCCAGCAGGTCCTCGAGTGCCGCGTATTCCTCGCGGGTCTCCTTCAGCTGCTTCTTGGTCTCCAACAGCTCCTTCTTGACCTCGTCGTACCGGCTCATCCACGTCCATGCCGCCGAGAAAACGAGGACGAACAGGCCCAGGACGCACAGACACAGGATTAACGTCACCACCCACGGCTGCATATTCTCACCTCCCTCTGACGATCCGGACGATCTCCTCGTCCGTCAGCCCGTAGCGCTTATCCATCTCCCGCAGGAAGCGCAGACGAACGGTCAGCGGCTCCCGCTTGTACTTGATGAGCGTGTTTTCCGTCACGCCCAGCTCGTTGGCCATCTCCTCCTGGGTGATGCCATGGATGGATTTGAGCCACTCGATCGTGGCCCTCAGCGGGTCAACC